GGCCCAACCACATAACCAATCTCTGGTATATCCACTTGGGAGTCACCGGCATAGTTCTGACGCAACATTCGACCGGGTATCGTCTCATCTTTGGGCTTTGAAAAGCCGAAAGATGCGAGAGCCCCCGCAGATCCGCGCAAGAACCACTCAGCGGCTCCCCCAATCGAAGATAACCCAGGCATCAATGATGCTGCGGCGGCGGTGTCAGCCACGGTGTTCAAAACACCTGACACCACGCCGGCATCATGAGACTCCTGGGTCACTCTGGACGTGCCAGTGACTAGTGGAGCGGTAGGTCGTACTGGTCCCTTACCATGGGACGTAGCACCCACACCTGACTGAATATTAACAGTCGTCGTCAATGAGGGATACACTCCAATCAATTCAATATCATGAAGAGACATATACAAATTATAAGTGGGGGCTCCTTGGCCAGCCACTATTCTAACATCAGTGAGTCTATTTATTGCCATGAGTAAATGGTATCCAACCAAGCCCAACGAAACGGGTAAAGGACTATATTCATAAGGAGAGATATAAGGTATATCCAAACTTACTGAAGTACTTTCTGCTATGTCTAACAGAACATGAGGTACGTTCACACACATCGGGTTAAATGCGCTCCGTTGATCATGAGCGGATGATGATGCTGTGCTATATTGCGCGCTCAAACACAGTATCCCCTGATGAAACGGAGTCGCAGTGACTTGCAAAGTCAACCTAACAGTGAAACGCATACCTGCTATGCCTGTAAGACGTAGAGATGAATTAGCACCAAAGTAAGTATCAATAAACCCACAATCTCTCCCTATGTAATTGAAGTACATTCTACCAACACCACTCGTCACGTTACCAGACGAAATTAACGTAGGTCGTGAAAAGTAATCTTTGATAGATTGCACATCTTCAGTGGACTTGATTGTGTAATTATTGAAAGCCACAGCCGGCGTGTCAGCACAAGTTGCTGCATCACCGACAAGCGACGTCATACCTAAAACTTCATCATTACCCACTGGAATAGCCAAACCCTCTATAGGGTCACACACGGTTTCATTGACCGCGACAGTATCATTAATTCTAGAAAGCTATATACACGCATGGGAGTGCTCAACTACCCATGCTCGGAGCGACATCCGTCTCATTTAAAGTCTGAGTAGTAGACTCGGTACATCCCTGCTGTGTCGCTCATGTATGTACAAAGGGATTACCACGTGTCCGTGGCCCTAGAACCACAACTCCAAGCGTGTCTTCACATGCACGCGAGTGGCGAAGCGGTTGGAGAACGGCAATTCAATACCGTTCTCATCACACCAACGCTGAAGCTTGGGGAAGTATTCATCCCAAACTTCAGGAGGATGCAAGCAAAGCTCACACAAACAGTGCGCGATACGCTACTCCAGGTCCCCCTGCATATCCCTCTGGTTCTTATACCAGTAGGGCTCGAACAGAAAACTGTCCAAGGCAAGAGGGGCAACCCAGCCAACGTTGGGCACATTGTCGATGAGCTTCCCTTGCTTGTCGTCATCAATGACGAAGGTTCTCTTCAAGAAGGTCACCTTGTCAATGGTAGTATAGGGCTCAAGCTCAGCATCCTTCCTCCCGGAAGTATACGTGAGATTGAAAAGCTCCTTCATGAACTTGGCAACAGTCACCTGGTTAAAGACTTCGGCAACTGCGTCACTCACAGAGACAAGGTTGTCATCGCCAAAGGTGATGATGTAGACATGCTTCCACATGTCCACATAATCACCCGTAGCCTTGACATAGCAACCGGTTAAGGTCACTAGGGAATAGCATGAATTGACCATGGTGGTCAAAGGATGGCCACTTGGCAGGGACTTGTTCCACTGGACAACAGTGTCCAGCTTATTTCCAGTCCCCGACAGATGGCGGGAATGTATGAGGTCGAGCCACAAAATAGCCCTGACACGATCATCCTCCTCTTTCCAATCCGGGCTCTTGGCGTACCACTGATTGATATATCTCAATATCGCACAGTGGACCCAAGGCTGCTCACTCGAATCAAAGCGGCTGAAGTCACCATCGAAGACCTTGTCTCCAATGTGCAACAGCGATTCAGCAATCATGTACCACTCGCGGTAGAAGTTGATACCGGGAGCCATCCCATTTGCCACATAGGTACTCAGCATTGCTGCCAAGAACGCACCGAAGTACATTCTCACAGCAATGGTGTAGTCCATTGGGGCACTGGAAATGGCCCTGGTAGCAACCTCTGCCACCTTCTTGAGCGTCCGCAATTCATCCTTGAGGAAGTCCCCAAAG